GTTTTTTGCCACACACTGCCAGTTGGTTCTGGTTGTGGTTGAGTTGCACCCCATCGTGGAGCAGAATAGCTTGGTGCTGCCAAGAAAGCAGGTGCATAATATTCAGTTGCAGTAATACCAAGTGTTGTCAATGGCGTTCCTGCAAGTAGTCCTATAGAAACAACTCCATTGCCATCAGCTGTGCTACCGTCATTTTCTGCAGTAGAATCAGCATAGATGTATAACTTACCACCAACTGTGGCAGCATACACACCAGTGATTGACAGACTGTTAATTGCATCTGCAATACCATCAACTGTGTTGTTAGGTGCAACCGGAACTGTAACTGTTATTCCATTGATGGTGAAAGTGTTGCCTGCAGTTAATGTTGTTGGTGCTAGTGTACCAGCAACTGTGGGCCATGATGTTTTCCATTCATCGCTGCCAATTGCTTGCCATGTATTATACAAATCAGACAGTGTAGTAGCTGAAGTTTGATCAGCTGTTGGGCCGCCACGTTTGTAATATCCAGGCATGAAAACATTAATAGCAGTAACAGCATAATCTCCAATACTACCAACTGTTTGTAAAGGTTGTGAAGTGCCAGTTTCTAATTGTGTAGTGCTTGTAATCACAATAGGTGTGTTGTTAGTGAATGCTTCAGTGGTTTGATTCCACTCAAAGATTCCCCATTGAGTATTAGCAGTATCTAACCAGTAAGTGTTATTAGGCGGAGCGCCAGTTGGGCGAACCAGTGTGGCAGTTAATTCAGATAAATCAACATCAACACGTTGCACATAGCAACGGTTGCTTACACCTAGTGCAGAGTAAGCAGCCAGCAGTCCATATTCATTAAGCTCGTATCCATTGATTGGAGTACCTGCTGTTGTTTTATAAAAGAATGGGCTACCATATGTGGCGGCCAAGTCTCGTTGACTTGTGATTAAATAAACTCGATTAGCGTTGGCAGCCAATGTGCCAGGTGCTACACCTGTTCCGGCAGCACTAGCTTTGTTTTGAGCTGTTGCTATTAAAATATACGGTACTGAATTTGTAGCAGCCGGAATGTATTGACTCTCATCAATAATTGTTACTTCTACGCCTGGAGATGTTAATGCCATAGTATGGTCCTTTTCCTTGTTGCTAATATTTAGCACCTATGCAGAAAAAATACTATTATAACGCCCTTTGCCAAAGGTTTTATAATAAATACACAATGAAAAGACCATTATGCCCCGCATGCAACCAGCGTCCTTGTGCTGTTAACTACTATCGTGACAGTGTCACTCACTACAGAACACGATGTGAAGCTTGCATTAAGAAAAAGAAAAAAATTAAAGCGCCAGAACCACGATGGAAAACAGCTGGTTATGTAAAAAAATCCACGTGCGATAGATGTGGATTTAAATCAAAGTACTCAGCGCAATTGCTAGTGTATCATATTGATGGCAATCTACACAATGCAGGGCAAACCAATTTAAAAACTATATGTTTAAATTGCACTGTTGATCTAAAAAAATCAGATTTGCCTTGGATGCCCGGAGATTTGTCACCTGACAGTTAACAATGTTTGTATGAGTTCAACTGTGTTGCGGCGCAAATCGTCTACTGTTCCATTGTTGTCAATCACATAATCTGCCATCCAAATTTCCAAACTCATGCTTGCTTTGTCCTCAGGAGGCAAATGATCACCACGATCTACCCAGATTGCATAGTCAAAAACACGGGTATTACGCATGGCATGAAACTCAGATTTGTTGCGCAGTCCACAATAGATGTTGTTTTCTTTGAAAATTTCTCTGCCTAATCTTGCAAAATCATCTTTACAATAATCATGTATCATGTTGTACCACTCTACTCTGTGATTGTGTCGATCTTGAAAACAGTCGTCATAGTTTTTATAGTTGTATTTGTCTCTAAGTTCGTTGTATATAAATCTTTCTGCACAAAAGTCAGAGCTTGATCTAAATTTATACTCAAACTCATCGCGCAAAATTTCACACACAGTGTCTTTGCCGTGCCGAGCGTTGCCGATAACAAGTAGTTTAGGGAGTGTCATTTAAGTGAAGTTACGTTAAGGTGTCGAAGTGTATGTTGTAGCATACCAATTTGTCTGCGGCAATCTTCCAGCGCATGGTGGCTAGTAGGTGGAATAGGCTGATCTGGCCATAGGCTAAAAACAGTACGACTATCTCGCACCATGTAGTATTTCCACGGTAATGGCTTGTGGTAGCTTTTGTAGGCATGCTCTAAGATGTTCATGTCGTAGGTTGGGCCTTGTGCCCAGATCCTGCTGGAGTGCCAAATCAGTCGGCCTAACTCGTCCAGTGCTTGATCTAAAGGGATACGGTCTTGTTCCGCAAATGCTTCGTCTCGAACCATAGCAGGTTGTGTGGCCCACCATTCAATTGTGCCTTGGTCAATAGCACGGTCTTCTTGACTTTCGAGTGTTATACGGGCATAGTAAGATTTACCAGAGTGTCCTTGCCCAAATGGGTCAAAGCTCTGGGCCGCAATAGTTAGTATTGTAGTGTCTGGGCCTGTAGCAAGGCCTTCTAAGTCGATCATTAAGTCTGCCATACAGCAAGTATAACAGATTTTTTATTGTAAGTCTACTGGTGTTTAACCGATTACCCAGCTCAATGGCTGCGATCCGTCCACATAGTTTTTAAGGTCAGTAATTAAAGATTCCATTGCTGCCATGGCTTCGGATTTCATTGCGGCGCCATTCAAGGTGCCACCGCCTTGTGGTCCTGCAATGGTTCCAAACTTTTCACGTGCTTCACCGATGATCATTTTACAGTTAGCAACCATGTAGTCTCGGATCCATTGTGATATTTGGAAATCACTTAGCAACACAAATTCAGGTTTTAAGTTATATGTCCAAAGCAGTACGTTTTCTCCAGTGCCCTTTGGATCACGAATAAGTTGTAATTTTTTAGTTACAGGGTTCCAGGTATAGTTGATATAGCCACCAAACATACGTGCGGCAAGCTCTACGTATTGACTGTAAAAATCGTATGTGGCCAAGCCTCCGGATACGTTGAAGTTCATGAGATACACACTCATTTGTGCTTGAGAGAACGGGTCAAAATTGCTAGCAAACGGACCTTGTGCATCACCAAACGTTCTACGGAAAATTTGTCTAACTTGCACAACTTCTTGCGGCAAAGTATAAATGCTTACATCCTTGACCAGTTCCATAAATGTATAGCTTTCCTCATATGCGCCCTGGGCACGTTGACGATATACTCCAATGGTTTTTTGATAGGCTGCTTCATAATGCTCAGCATCCAATTCAAGATCAATGATTTGGGCCGCCAACTGTAGTTGCACGTACTCAATAAGATTTTGTTTTAGCGTGTTAAGACTTGATTCTACTTCAATGGCCATAGTAAGGAACTCCGTTCCATTTTATTTAGCAGTTTTGTAGTTGGCTAGCCAGTAGTTCAGGATCGTACAAAGGAACTGCACAAAATGTCAAAGTCCCTGCGGCAATTGCAGTATTTCTTTTAAATGCAACCACTGTTTCCAAGTTATAGTAATTGAACTGTGGGTCTATGGGTGTGGCCCAATTCAACGCTGACCCAATACCAGTGCCATTTTGAATGTCATAGTTAGGCTCTACTGTGCCTGCAAATTCTGCCCAGTCTGTGCTCCAATCCAGCAGGTAGGGCAATATCAACACACGCCATCCAGGTGCCATGCGTGCCCGCCACGGCCAGTGTAGCAACCTTATGCAGTATTCGTACAAACTAGTATCATCATCAGACCAGGGTTTGGTGCCTTTGTTGGCCCATGGGGTGCCGTATAACATGTCTGGATGCAAGCGACCTCTACTGAAATACGTGTCGTAACTGGTTATGATTTCTGGCAGAGGTATAGTGTACCCTACGTTTGCTAGTCCTCGGAAACCCAAACAATTTCTTATTGTTTGATGTTCTGCAATGTCAATCTCAGGCTTGAGTGCCTTTTGATTTTTAAACCACTGCGGCATGTGATTACGCACAGGCTCTGGGGCAGGACAATTCAGGTACTGGATATCCGGGTCATGACAATACTCCCATGTTAGATAATCATTGACCCGGATGTCTTGCATTACCAGCTTTTAAGAATGATCAAGTTCTCTGTGCCACGTCCGTTAAACGGTGTCTCAGTGGTAGTCAAGTCCTTGTAGATCTTTCTAGCGGCTGGCTTGCCTGCGGCACCTAGTGCTTTGAGGATGTCTGCAGGCTTGCGCACAGTCTTTTGCTGGCTGTCTACCGTTGAGTACCCAATGATTGAGTTTGACTTAACAGTAAATGCCTGTGTATGGCTGTCTGCCACAAGATGAATCAACTTGCGTTTTTTGGTGTCATACAACCAGGCCTCTGCTTTGTCCACTAGGCTTGCGGCCGGCAAGCCCTTGAGCTTGAGTTCTGCAAATTCCATAATACACTTGAACTTTGCGGCACGTTTCTCAGGTGGCACAGCCTTAACTTTACGTGGCTTGCGCTCAACCTTTTTAATCTGCACATAGGCACCACAGTCCGAAATCACAAGTTCACAAAACTTTACGCAATTCCGTAACTGTATCTTGCTCAAGTATCCATAGCCTTGTACCAGGTCCGCATCTTTGCCAGCCACTGCCTCATCAAACTCTGACAGCTTGCGTGTCCAGATTTGTTTGATATCGTTTACCATTTGTGGGGCAATGTTTAG